TTTGGTTTTTTTACATTTTATTAGTACAGATCGCTTACAGTATTACCAAATAGGAACTTATTCGGATAAACAACAATGCCTCGAACAAGCAGAAAAAGCACAAATACTAGTGACGCACAACAGCATGAAGGTAACGTGCCTAGAAGTGAACGCCCAACAATAATAGAATGTGGAAAGAAATTTGCAGCATACGATAAGTTTGGCAAATTAATTATTTTAGGTTATGATCAAAGAATAGTACAGGATTATGCAAATGACAGAGTTCGACAAAGCTGACACAAACGGGGATGGCGTTATACAACCTGACGAGTGGGAAAAGCTACGCTTAGAAGAAAGACGTTTAGAGATAAACGATAGGGATTTAAAGAGGGACGCGGAGCGTAGATATACAGGCTTTGCACTCGCAGGAATGCTGATCTATCCGTTTATTATATTACTGGCTAGTGTGCTTGGTTTTGACAAAGCGGCAAGCTTAATTACAGATATTGCATCTGTGTATGTTATTGCGGCATCAGGTGTTGTTGCTGCGTTTATGGGATTCAACGCTTATTCTGCAAAGGCGGACAAGAAGACATCCATGAGTATGGAGGGTGAGAAATAATGTTACAGTTTTTAACACCACTAGCAAGTCTGGCAGGATCATGGATTGATGCCAAGACTACAAAGCAAGCTGCGGAAGCCAAGTTAAAACTTACAGAAGCCGAGGCTAAAGCAAAGATTTTACTGTCTGAAAAGACAAGCGTTGCCGATTGGGAACGGGTGATGGCAGAGAATAGTGGGTCGTCCTGGAAAGACGAATTTTTCGTCATTGTGTTGTCAATTCCGCTTGTGCTTGCATTTATTCCAGGTGCCGAGGGCATTGTAGACAGAGGATTTGAACAGCTTCAGAAGGCACCGGACTGGTATTTTTACAGCTTGGGTATTGCAATTTCAGCCTCTTTCGGTGTGAAAGGGTACAAACAGTTTGTAAGGAGAAAATAATGAGTTTCAAACTGAGTAGAAGAAGTCTTGATAGACTAGAAGGAATTGATGACGGCTTACAGGCTGTTGTTAAAATGGCTATTACACTGACCAAAACCGATTTCGGAGTGGTGCAGGGTATGAGAACCATAGAACAACAGAAGGAGTTGGTAGCTTCAGGAGCAAGTCAGACGATGAAGTCGAAGCACCTTGACGGTAAGGCTTTCGACATCATGGCGTTTGTGAACGGACGGGCATCCTGGGAATTAAATTTGTACGATGATTTGGCTGACGCAATCAAGGAAGCGGCGACTAATCTAAATGTTCCTGTATGTTGGGGAGCGGCTTGGGCTGTCCCTCAAAAAGGTTATCCTATGGATATCCGCAAGTGGGAAGGCACCATGGAAGAAGCCATGAATGCTTATATAGATCTACGTCGATCTGAAGGTAAACGTCCATTTATTGATGGGCCACATTTTGAACTTATAGATTAGGAGCCAGATATGGGAACTGTTGAAACTTCACCGAGACCAAAGAAAAGACCTAGCGACACTACGGTTGAGACAAGTTTGAGACCAAAGAAAAGACCGTCTCGTGCTTCGCAGACAGTCAGACGAGCAAATAGAATAAAGGAAATGATAGAGAAAGAAGCTGTAGGTCTTAGAGATAAGACACCTTTAGTTCCTATCAAAGAACCAACAGGAGATCCAGTTAGAGAGTTTACTCTAGGCGGCGATGTCCGACATAATACTAACAGGGGAAAAACATATTAATCCCATGGACGGTGTTGATTTAGCAAAATATATGTATAAGGTACTACGAGAGCGCGAACAAGATATTGCAAGTGCTCTCGCACATGATGCTGCCAAAGACTGGGAGCAATATAAACTCATGGTAGGTGAGATACGGGGCCTTACCTACGCCCGTGAGGAAATAAAAGCCCTGCTGGAGAACCACGTAGACGATGTCGAAGACCTTATATCTTCCTGAACATGTCGCGCAGAAAATGAACAAAGACCGGGAGGAGGCTACAGCAGCCGACTCAACGTCTGTTGAAGGCGCATATGTTGACGCGAAAGATCGCGTATTAGATCCATCACTTATAGACAAACCGTTATCAGAACGCTTGCCTCAACCAACAGGCTGGCGTGTTTTGGTTATGCCTTATCAAGGTGCAAGCAAGACGCACGGGGGTTTATATATTCCTGATGAAATACGAGACCGTGAAGCGGTAGCCACGGTCGTAGCGTATGTTTTAAAGATTGGACCACTGGCTTACAAAGACCCAGACAAGTTCGGGCCTGACTCAGAGCCGTGGTGCAAAGAAGGCCAATGGGTATGCATTGGTCGGTATTCTGGTTCACGATTTAAGATAGATGGGGGTGAGGTTCGTATCATTAATGATGACGAAGTGATCGCAACTATTTTAGAGCCAGACGATATAAAACACGTTTAGGAGGTAACGATGGCAGAAGAAACTATTGAAGAGCAAAAACCAGAAGAAGAAGAAGGCGTAGAAATAGAGCTAGATGCTCCTGAAGAATCTAAAGAGGTTGTTCAAGAACCCGCGCCTGAACCGGAGATAAAGATAGAAGTAGAGGAACAACCGGAGCAGGTTGCTGCTTCTGAAGAGCCTAAAGATGAGGTGGATGAATACGGAGTTAAAGTACAAGCTCGTATAAAGAAACTCACAGAGAAGTATCGCAAGGAAGAGCGTGATCGTGAAGAAGCGGTACGCATGGCGGAGAAGCTTTTACAAGAGAATAACAAACTGAAGTCTCAGGTTAAGAACTTAGATAAAGGTTACGTTAGTTCTGAAGAGGCTAGATTGGAATCAGAAGTAGATTCTTTAAAACGTCAATATAAAGAGGCGTATGACTCTGGGGATACGGACGCAATGTTCGCATCACAAGAGGCATTATCTAAGGTTGCGGTGGTACAAGATCGTGTTCGTTTGGCAAAAGATCGACTGGATCGAGAGCAGAATGTGGAAGAAAAGCCACAAGAACAGGCCGCTCCACAGCCTCAACCAGAAGCAAAACCAGATCCTAAAGCAGAGGATTGGGCCAATAAAAACAATTGGTTTGGGGCCGATGAGGTCATGACTTACGCAGCGTTTGGGATACATAAAAAGCTTGTCGAGGAAGAAGGGTTTGACCCGAACACCGATGAGTATTATACTGAGGTAGACAAACGCATTCGTTCGGAGTTTCCACAGAAGTTCCAAACAGCGAAGAAAACGGGTGGAGCACAGGTCGCACCTGCTGCCGCTTCAGCAACCCGCAGTACTGCAAAACAGGGGCGCAGGTCGGTGAAACTATCACCATCACAAATTGCGATGGCGAAACGTTTAAACGTACCGCTAGAAGAATACGCTAAATATGTGAAGGATTAAGCTTATGGCAGATAGAACACCACGTAAAACCACTACACGAGAGGATGACTCTCGCAGAAAACCATGGGCACCGCCCAGTCACCTTGAAGCACCAGAAGCCCCTCCGGGTTATGTGCATCGCTGGATTCGAGTCGCAATGCGTGGCGAGGAAGACAAAATGAATGTCAACTCCAAGTTACGTGAAGGATGGGAACCCGTCCGTAAAGATGAGTATCCAGACTATGAAGCACCCACTATCGACGAAGGTCGTTACGAAGGTGTGATTGGACAAGGTGGTCTGATGTTGTGTCGAATACCTGTTGAAACAGTAGAGGAAAGAACTGCTTATTACGGGGGCAGAACCCGCGAACAGATGACTGCTGTAGATCAGGACCTAATGAAGGAACAACATCCTTCAATGCCGATTCAGAATGATCGGCAAAGTCGTGTAACTTTTGGAGGTTCTCGTAGAGACTCCAATTAACTTAAAGGATTGCTGATATGGCAAATACTAATGGTGCCTTCGGACTTCGTCCGATTGGTGTAGTCGGTCAGGCTGCAAACACCACTGGTGCGACCGAGTATCGTATAGCAGCCGGAAACACTAACGCGATTTTCCAAGGTTCACCCGTAATCCCGCTGTCAACAGGCTTTATTGATAGAGTTGGCGCAGCGGCAGGTGGAACCGTGGGACTCGTAGGAGTGTTTTGGGGTTGCGAATATGTTTCGTCTACCACTGGTGAGAAAATTTTCGCTAACAACTGGCCTGGTTCTGGCGCGGATACTAATCATCCCGTCAAAGCTTTCGTGTATGATAATCCAATGCAATCATTTGTTATCTGTTCCGACAGTACGTTAACAAGTGAAGCAACTGCACGAGGACATGTGTTCGCAAATGCTAATTTCGCAGCGGGTCAAAGTGGTTCATCAACCACTGGTATCTCTTCTGCTACGTTGGCTGTGGGCACAATCGCCACCACTGCAAATTTGAACTTGAGAATCATGGGTATTCAAGATGACCCTGAAAATCAAGACTTCACTGCGGCTGGTATCCCTGTAATCGTTCGTTTAAACAACTCCTTCAATTCCGCCAATGGCGCGATTGCAGGTGGTACTGTTTCAACGACTGGCGTGTAAGGAGACTGAAATATGGCTATTTCTCGCGCACAACTAGCGAAAGAGTTGGAACCCGGTCTCAACGCCCTGTTTGGTATGGAGTACGATAGGTACGAAAACCAACATGCAGAGATCTTCACAACAGAATCTTCTGATCGAGCATTCGAAGAAGAAGTAATGTTGAGTGGTTTCGGAGCAGCACCAACCAAGTCGGAAGGTTCTGCTGTAAATTTTGACGACGCTAACGAAGCATACACTGCTCGTTACAACCACGAGACCGTGGCACTTGCCTTCTCAATTACTGAGGAAGCAGTGGAAGACAATCTATATGATCGTCTTGGTTCACGTTATACTCGTGCGTTGGCTCGTTCAATGGCACACACAAAGCAGGTTAAAGCTGCTTCAATTCTGAACAACGCTTTCACAGCAGGTGCTTCTGCTGGTGGCGACGGAGTTGCATTGTGTGATGCGTCACACCCACTTACTTCGGGTGGTACGTTTGCTAACGAACCAGGAACTGCGGCTGATTTGAATGAAACATCTCTTGAAGATGCTTTGATCAACATCGCAGGTTTTGTTGATGAGCGTGGTCTCAAAGTTGCTTTACGCGGCACAAAGTTAGTCATCCCACGTCAGCTACAGTTTGTTGCTGAACGTTTGATGGTATCTAACTTACGTGTTGGTACAGCGGACAACGATACGAACGCACTAAGATCAATGGGAATGTTACCAAGCGGTTACGCTGTTAATGACTTCCTAACTGATCCTGATGCATTCTTCATCATGACAGACGCACCTCGTGGATTTGTCCACTTTGAGCGTATGGCAATGTCCACTGGTATGGAAGCTGACTTCGATACTGGTAACATGAGATTCAAGGCGCGTGAGCGTTACTCATTTGGGTTCTCAGACCCACGTTGTGTTTTCGGTTCACCCGGAGCATAATTTATGTTATAGTGAGATAGTCTTTTTGCAAAGATTTACTCTCTCAATGATTGGGGCAACTTAGGTTGCCCCTTTCTTTTTATATTTCCTGTGGTATAGTGATGTCATCCCTGACAGTGACATGGTGTTACTGACATTAACCCAGACAGGAGATCGACATGGGTACAACAACTTTTTCTGGTCCTATCAGAGCAGGTAATATACGAAATACAACTGGTACTACAGTTGGAACAAACATAGCCAACGTTGGTTATGTTGTAATGGTTCAGCAACATGTAATGGATATTTCTGGCGGTGCTGTTGCAGCGGAAGCTACAAATATAGTAATCCCCGCTGACTCAAAAATCGTAGACATAATTATCGATTTAGAAGTAGCTGCTAACGCCACAACAAATATTAGTGTTGGTGATACTGTAGGCGGTGCAGCAACTCTCGTTAATGCGGTAGCATCTGGCACAACCGTAGGTATTAAAGCGTTAGGTGCTTCTGGTGGTGGTACACTTACATGGAAGAACACTGGTGCAACCGATTTAAAACTAACAGCTACTGCAAGCGCAGCTACGAATGCGGGATCAGTTGTTATATCTGTAATGTACGCTCAAGCGTTTAACGCCACCGTTCAACCTTAATAGGAGACTTAAATGGCTGCTTCTATATTTACAAAGACAGCTACTGCCACTGGAGACCTACATACAGGCAGGACTCGTTTAAAGGCTTTCTATGTAAAGACAGCCTCAAGCGGGTCCCCTCAAGTAGTTTTCAAGAATGGTAGCGGTGGAGCAACGTTGTTAGACATGGTGTTCAACACCTCGGATGACTCACAGATATCTATACCTGATCATGGTATCATCTTTGACGATGACTGCCATGTAACCCTAACTAACATCACTTCGATAACCGGATTTTTCGGGTGAGTGTAAAGGAGATAAAACATGGCTGACGCAGCTACAGTAGTCATGAAGACTACGATTCTACCGGACGAGATAGCCAAAACTATCGAAGCCACAACAACAGTCAGCCCTGCTGACGCAAATGACAAGTGGTACTACAAGTTTACTTCTGTATCAAACGCAAGTTCAGATTTAATGGCTGGATATTACACAGACTATACTGCTGTGGATGACGATACTGCACCGACAGCAGTAGCGACAGCCGACAAGGTAAAGTTTATTTACATTAAAAATGTCGAT